CGCTTATTGGGAAAGTGAAGCCGCTGCTGCAACACAGACCAAGCCTGTAGTTGGTACTGATACGCTTCGTCTGCGCAAATTGATGGCACTGGTTCCGGTAACTGATGAATTGATTTCGGACGCTACTGCTCTGGATCGTTACATCACAACCAAAACCGGCAACTCTATTTTGTGGAAAACTAACGATGCCATGATTAATGGTACAGGTGCTGGTATGCCTCTTGGCATTTACAACGCCGGTGCATTGGTCAGCGTGGCGAAAGAAACGTCACAAACTGCCGCAACGGTAAACAGTGCAAACGTAGCTAAGATGTTCGCTCGTATGCCTGCTTCCAGTTTGGGTAGTGCTGTATGGTTGATTAATCAGGATGTATTCCCACAGATAATTAACATGACTATCGGTGACACTCCTGTTTGGTCTCCATCTACTCAAGGCTCACCAGCGGGTATGCTGTTGGGCCGGCCTATCATCATGACACAGAGCTGCAAGACGCTCGGTGCTCTGGGTGATATTTATTTCGTAGACTGGAAACAATATCTGACCATCACAAAATCAGCTGGTATTGAGTATGCAACATCAATCCATCTGTATTTCGATGCCGGTGCAACTGCGTTCCGCGCAACGTATCGTATCGACGGTCAGCCTTGGCTGAAATCAGCTATCACCCCTGCCAATGGCTCGAACAGTTTGTCTCCGTTCGTTGGCCTCGCAGTACGCGCATAAGGAGAAATTTATGCAAAAACCAAGTGAAATGGCAGCAATCGTTGCATGTATTGATCCTGATGCAAACGCAGCAGGTACAGTTACATCAACATGGGTGCCGGTCAAAGATTTCCATTCGTTTATGGCAATCGTTATGGCTGGTGATTTGGGCGCATCGGGTACTCTGGATTGCAAAATTCAGCAGGCTACTGATGCGTCTGGTACAGGTGCAAAAGATATTACCGGAAAAGCTATCACTCAGCTGACACAGGCTGGCACAGATAGCAACAAGCAGGCAATTATCAATTTGCATTCTGACCAAGTAGACGTTGACAACAGCTTTACACACATCGCACTGGTGTTTGTAACTGCCGTAGCAACTGGTGACTCTGGCGCACTTCTGCTGGGCCTTGGCCCTCGTTTTGCTCCGGCATCTGACACCGACATCTCAACAGTTGATGAGATTGTAGGTTGATATTGGCGGGGAGAAATCCCCGCCTCTTTTAAGGGGTCGTTATGTTTGTAAAATTTACAGTAAACGTTAACTGCTCTGCCGATGAAATGCAGAAATATGGAATTGATTACGCCGATGGATTCGAAGCTGGCGAAGTATACGAAATGACGGGCGACAATGCGCGTCATTGGTTAGATCGTGGACTCTGTGAGATTTGCGATAAGGAAGAGAAGGAAGAAAAGACAAAGCGCACACGCCGCACTAAGGCAGAAATGGAAGCGGATAAATAATGACGTTTATAGTCACAACAGCGCCAACAACTGAACCGGTAACAACGGCAGAAGTTAAAACGCATCTGCGCATAGACCACGCACTTGATGATACGTACATCGGTACGCTGATTGCGTTGGCTAGACAATACGTTGAGGACTATACCCGTAGAGCTTTATTTACGCAGACCATCACGGCGAAGTATGACAAGTTTGAAAAGTGTTTTTTGATTGAAAGGCCGATGTTACAAAGTGTTACAAGTATTTCATACATCGACACAACCGGGACAACGCAGACTCTTTCAACCAGTTATTACACGGTTGACAGTTCCTCGACTCCGGCGCGAATCACGCAGGCATACGGCTATACATGGCCGTCCGTGCGCGAGATAACAAACGCGGTGACGATTGTGTATGTTGCTGGCTGGACAACTACAGGCGCGATTCCTACACCGTTAAGACATGCTCTTTTAATGTTAGTCGGTCATTGGTACGAAAATAGAGAAGGCGTTACGAATTCAATAGCAATACCAAAGGTGATGCCGTTTGCTATTCAGGCATTGCTTGATCCGTATCGAGTGTATTGATGGAAGCCGGGAAGCTTAAAGAACAGATTGTCATCCAGAGCGTGACAGATACGATTGCTGCTAGTGGAGCTGTTACGGAATCATGGGCAACATTCGCAACCGTAAGGGCGCAGGTTGATCCGATAACGCTGAAAGAATATTTTTCAGCGAATCATGTAACAACTGGAACAGATATTAAATTCAGGATTAGATACTTGACGGGCGTATTACCGAAAATGCGTATTCTATGGGACTCGAATTACTACGACATACAATCAATAATTAATGTAGAAAATGCAGACAGGGAACTGATTATAATCGGGGTCAGATATGAGCACTAGCATTGATGGATTTGACAATATTGTAAAGTTTCTCAAGAAGTTTCCCGATAGAGTCGAGAAACGAATTTTAAAAGGCGGTCTTAGAAAGGCGGCCATGGTTATTAAAAATAAGGCGCAGTCACTATCACCAATTGGTGAAACAGGGACATTAAAGAAAGCGATTGCTGTACGTGTTGGCAGAAAGCCCATTGCACAGGTTTATATTAAGAGCGGCGGGAAAAGCGTAAAACATGATGGGTGGTATCAGCATCTCGTTATTAAAGGCACGAAAGCGCACAGCCTTTTTCCAGGTGCTAATAGGTTAAGAGGTAAGTTGCAGAATAAACCGTTTCATCATGGAGGCTCAAAAGGCAATCCGTTTTTAGATAAGGCGAAACAGGCTGCAAATACAGAAGCGGTTAAAGCCATGGCGCAATACATGGCAGACGCGATTAAGAAAGAGGTGTACAAGTGATTGAGCGCGCATTGCGGTCAATACTGGTTAACACGGCGGCTGTATCGGCCATTGTGAGCACGCGGATTTATCAGGGGAAACTGCCACAGACACCGACTTATCCGTCAATTGTTTTTATTAAACAAAGCAATGACATGATAAGCAGATTGGCAACGGATACAGATATTGCTGAAACAAGATTCGATGTTATTGCAGCGAGTCAAACGGCTGATGCAACGGCAAGCCTGGCTGATGAGATCAGGACTGTGTTACAGAGATATAAAGGCTCAACCGCTGGAACTGGTTTTGATGGCGGTGCTACAACCATATTGGATTGCTGGGTAATGAATATGGATAGTGATTACGAACCGGATTTAGAATTATATTTTTCAACATTGGACATAAAAATAGTCCATAGATTAACGTGAGGAAATAGCAAATGGCAAATCATAAAGGCTCGGAAGGTTCCGTATATGTTGGTGCTGTCGCGGTTGGTGAATTAAAATCGTGGAGTATTTCAGTATCAGCAAACACGATTGATGACTCTGTTTTGACTGACGTTTGGTCAACCAAACAAGCTGGCCAAAACTCATGGTCAGGATCATGTGAGTGTTTCTGGGATGAGCTTGATACGACAGGTCAAGGCGCTTTAACCATTGGCGCATCCGTGACAATGAATTTCTACCCAGAAGGTAATACAACGGGTGATGTTTATTTTACAGGCTCGGCTATTGTAACCAGTATCGAACGGTCTACCTCAATTGACGAAATGGTCAGCGTATCATTCAGCTTTGAAGGTAACGGAGTTTTGACTCAATCAACGGCGGTGTAATATGGCTTTCATTGATGACATCTGTCCGGCGAATGAGCTACAGAGAATATTTATTGACGCATGGAATCGTGAGATATTCTTTTATCCATTCACTCTATCTGACCTTGATTATGTTAAGCGCATGTCAAAAGGAAATGACGGAGAGTTTATTGCGTATTACATCATCAGGAAATGCCTGAACGAGAAGGCTGAACCATGTTTTACAGTTGGAGATAAGCAGAAATTAATGCGCTCGTTTCCTTCTGAAACACTGGCCGACATTGTTTCAAAAATGCGCGGTGAGGCGACAGACGCCGAAAAAAACTAAAAACAGATGATCAGTTGTTTGCTGTGTTTTTTCTCGCTGATCGTCTGCATAAAAGCGTAACAGATATAATGTCCATGTCAGAGGTTGAGTTTAGTTATTGGTTCGCCTATCTCGAATTACTGAAAGAAGAGCGCATGAAACATGGCAAGTGACGCAGGAAATCTACGAATAAATGTGACTGCCCAGATTGCCGGTCTGAAAGACGGCATGTTACGGGCTACTGCGACTGTTAATAAGTTCAAGCGCGATGTAGATAAAAGCATTAGCGGTGTTAAAAATGCCATTTTTTCTGTGACTGGTGCGGTCCTTGGCCTTGCAGGGATAGGCGGCATGGGGATGCTGATTAAAGCCGGTGGAGAGTACGCGGATCAGCTTGGTAAAACGGCTAATAAACTCGGCATAACAAACGAAGCGTTACAGGCCATGCACCACGCCGCCGGGCTTGCCGGTATGGGAGTTGAGGAAATGGAGTCTAACCTCACGCGCATGACCAACAAGATGCAGGAGGCGCGTTCTGGAACCGGTGCCGCTGCTGCTGCATTTAATCGCCTTGGTCTGGATATTTCAGCCATATCAAAACTCTCCCCTGACAAACAATTCGAGGCTATTTCTGGCGCTATGGCAGGGCTTGGCACGCAGTCCGAAAAAGTCGCAGCGGCTATAGATATATTCGGAAAATCCGGGTCTGACATGCTTACTGTCATGGCCGGTGGAAATAATGTTTTAAGCGATGCACGCGCAGAAATCGAAGCGTTAGGGCTGGGTATTTCAGCTATCGAATCTAAGAAAATAGAAAACGCTAATGATGCTTTTTCACGAGTCGCCACGGTAATTAAGGGACTTGGTGAAAAGATCATGGCGAATGTTGCGCCCTATATTGAATTTGTATCAAACAAGTTTCTGCAATGGGTAAAAGATGCTGGCGGTGTTGAATCTATCGTGACTAAATCGATGGAGAATATAAAAATCGCTATCGGATGGGTCATCACAGCGGTTGATTATCTCGTTATTGGCTGGGAAACATTAAGGCTTGGCGTGCTTACGTTTGCCACAATTACGCTGGGCGCTTTGGACAAGGTTGGCCGTGCTGCGCATTGGCTATCAAATCTTGTCGGAGAGGATACGCCTTATGCGTGGGAATCTCTAACTGCTGTTGTCGGTGGATTTGAAGAAGCTATGGTTAGCTCACAGGTTCGACTTGTCAGCCTTATCGGTGCAGTAGGACAAAATGCAGAAATAACCAAAACCGCACTAGTTGATATAACCAATGCCGCAAATGAATCTGCCGCCGCACAGGTCGCCGCCGCGCAAACAGTCACCAGCGCAGTAAATGAACGGACAACAGAAGAGACTGACTTTTTATTAGAGCAGGTACGCATCAGAAATACAGCACGACGTGAAGAAAGCGACCAGTCTATCCGCATTAAAACAGAAACAGTTGAAGCTGAAAAAGCACTTGAGCAGGCAAAGACAGACGCCATAGCAGGGACATTCGAGGGGATGTCCGCATTGATGCAGACGAATAGTAAAAAGATGTTTGCAATAGGCAAAGCGTCTGCCATTGCTGCCGCATCCATCAACACGTATGAGGCCGTTACAAAAGCGTACACATCAACACCATACCCGTTTAACATTCCGCTTGCCATTGCTCAAGGCGTGGCCGGTGCCGTGCAGATCGCAAAGATAAAAGGCCAGCAGTTCAGTGGTGCGCGTGAGTTTGGCGGCCCTGTTGTTAAAGGCCGGTCATATCTTGTCGGTGAAAAAGGCCCGGAAGTAATGACGCCAAATCAAAGCGGAAACATAACCTCGAACAAAGATATTGGCGGTGGATCAAATAAAAACGTTACACTGAATATTTCAACGCTTGATGCTAAATCCATGGCAGATATGTTTAAAAATAATCGCCAGATGTTATATAACACTATCGTCGAAGCTATGAACGAAGATGGAAGGCGGTTTGCATGAGCGGCGCGTTTCCGACATCACCAGGGCATAGCGGTGTAGAGATCGTCTCGAATCAGCCGACGGTTGTATCTATGTCTGCATCCGGGAAATATCAGAGCCGTATGGTATCGGCTCATTTGTGGGAGCTGAGAATAGATTTTCCTCCCATGACGCGTGATGTGATGATGCCTATATTTGCCTTTGCCATGAAGCAAAAAGGCCGTGCTGAATCGTTTACCATCATCCCTGACAACACCGCAACACCACGAGGCACGGCAACTGGTACGCCGCTGGCAAACGGAGCCTTTGCCGCCGGACTAACAGCAATTGAGGTTGACGGCTGGACGGCTGGCGTAACTAACATAATGCGCGCCGGTGATGTTATCAAGTTTTTAAGTCACACAAAAGTGTATATGGTGACAGACGATTGCAATTCACAAACAACGGATGAAATGCTGCTAGAAGATTCATCAGTAGACAAATTGATTTTAGAAGATTCTGCAACCGATCTTTTAATATTGCAGGATGCTAACGCAGCCACGTTAAACATACAGCCGCCATTGATTACAGCGGTAGCCGATAACGAAGCTGTTACAGTATCGAGCGTGCCCTTTACAGTGATATTTAAGAACGACATCCAATCGTTTAAAACATCCAATCCATCAATCTCAAAATATGAAATTGATTTAACAGAGGCGATAGCATAATGGCCGATAGAAAACTTTCAGCACTAACCGCGTTAACGGCTCCTACCGCAGACGATACATTATATATAGTTGACTCTGGCGTACCGAAACAAATCAGGCTTGATGATCTGAGTATTGATGGAACATTTACGCCGACGCTTTATGGTTCAACAACGGCAGGGACTCAAACATATACAACTCAAGAAGGCCGTTATTCTAGAATCGGAAATATAGTTACTTTTAAAGTGAACATTTTATTAAGTGCCTATGATGTTGCTACCGCCGGTGATTTAAGGATTGGCGGCCTGCCATTTACTGTTAACACACATTGCCCAGTAACGATTGGATATATACATAATGTAACAAAACCTGTTGATACAATAATATCTGCACTTGCTTATTCTGCGACGACATCCATTTATCTGTACAGTGTACTGACAGGAACGACGTCTGCAAATTCGGCATATATTACGAATACGTCATTAACAAATCTATTCGCTATTATTATTGCAGGAAGCTATATAACATCATGAACAGAGGCTTATCATCTGCTGATATTACCGCGCTTGAATCACCAAGCGTCGAGTTTTATCATATTGTTCGTTTTGATTTTTCTACTCCGTTGTATTACACGACAGCACCTAGAAATATTACTTACAACGGCAATACTTATCAATCATCTGCCATCATAACAAAAGTGCCAGATATAAAAGAGCAACTTAAAATATCGCCCGGTACGATAAGCATTGAATGGTCTGGAGCGTCAACTGCTTCTCTGGCAGTTCCGTTAACAAACAATTACCGAAATGTGAATGTTTATATTTATCGGTATCTCGCTGCTACTGGAAACGCTTTTCTTATTTTCAAAGGGTTTATTGATCGGTACTCAAGTGACGATGACTTAGATAGTGGAACATCAAATGTCAGGTGGGACATAACAAATCATTGGGCTGATTGGGAAATGGTCAATGGCCGGTTGCTAACGGATGAGTCACAACAGGCATTATTCAGTGGTGATTTGTTCTTACAATATGCAGGCGTTACTGATCCAGTCTTGGCGTGGTGGGGCAGCATGTCTCAGCAATCTACGCAGCAATTTTTAAGAATGAGTAACGGTGCAATATTACCAGTAACGCCAAACTCACTGCGCGCCAGATTAGGACTCCCGTTTTATTTAGAGCAAAATCTATCTAATTCGTATGATTGGACATCCGGCGCTGCAAGTGAAGGCGTTTTGCCGGTCGCTTATGGTTCGTGCTCAATTGACGGAACGCCAGTTTTTAGGGATGTAACTGGAACGGTAAACGAATATCTATGGATTGTTTACGCTATAGCAGAAGGTGAATGTACGTCATTAACAGATATATTATTTGATGGCGTAAGCTATACAGCAGCACCTTACTCTAGCAATTTAACAGCTACGTTTTATTCTGGTACGGATACACAGGCTGTTCATGGCGCACTTGATACAGCGTCAACGGAATGGACGACTGCGCATCAGGGTAAAGGAATTTGCTATGTTGTGATTCGGTACACTTACAACAAAGATGTATTCCAAGGCGAGCCACAACCACAATTTATAATCAGCGGTAAGAAATGTTATGACCGTCGTACAGCAACGACGGCTATAACAACAAACCCTATTATTATCCTGCATGATTATTTAACCAGTTCGCGCTATGGAAAAGGGCTGTCAACAAGTGAGATTGACTACGAGTCATTTAATTCTGCTGCTGATTATTGCGACGAGCTTTTAACCGATCATGATGCAGGACTAGGCGGTACACCGGTGACGATTGCAAGGCATACATTTAACGGTGTGATTACTGTCACCGATGAAGTAAAAACAAACGTAGAGCGAATTCTATCCAGTTGTTTCGGTCGGCTTACATGGGTAAACGGAAAGTACACAGTGGTGCTTGAGCGTGACGATGACACAAGCGTTTACTCGTTTACCATGGACAACATAAAGCCATCTATCAAGATTCAGGATATCGGGATAAAGGACAGGGCGAACAAAGTCTATTACAAGTTTATTGATCCATCAATTGACTACGCAGAATCTACTGTTTATCAGCAACTATCATCTGCGACTATTACGGCGGAAGATAACGGCAAGTCTTTACAGAAAACCATTACAAATAAGTTTGAGACTAACCGGTATAGAGCCGCCAATCTTGCAGAAACAGCATTGAAACAATCTAGGCACGGAACGAAAGTAGAAATTGAGGCATCAAAAGCCGATGCCGTGAAAATAGAATGCGGGAAAGTTGTTGACTTTACGCTAGACACTCGCGGGTGGGATTCGAAATTATTTCGCGTTGTTGATATGAGCCTTAAAGAAGATGGCGATGTGAATCTGTCATTAGCCGAATATGTAGCCACTGATTTTATGTGGTCAGTACAGGCCGAAGCAGCTATCCCTGCAAAGACAACATTGACTAATCCGTTATCTGTTACCGCACCAACTGGATTAACACTAGCCGCAACAGCGACCGAACAGCTGACTAAAGCAGACGGCACGAAGGTTAACCGGATTAAGGTAACATGGACAGCCAGTGCCGATGCTTTTGCCATTGGCTACGAGATACAGTATAAATTATCATCCGATACGAACTATACAGAGATTGCGCGTGTCACGTCTCGAACAGAGGTTGAGGCATGGATTGAAGGCATAACCAGCGGGGTTCAGTATGACGTTAGAATAAGGGCTTATAACGCGATAGGTGTTACTAGTTCGTGGGCGACTGGTAATACCAATGGTACAGGCGTTAATGCAATCGGGCATGAATCAAATCTAGTTGGCTCAGATGACTATTTGTCTGAGACGTTTTTTTATCACAACAGGTTTGAATCGCTTGATGGATATTCAAGTTCTGGAGCGACATTAAACACAAATGGATATGTGACGATAAGCTCCACTACAAACGCGAATGTAACTAAATTATTCACAAATCAAAAACCAGCTTTTGCATGGGCTAATTTATGGAGATTTAAAAGCGTTTTCAGAATTCCTTCCGGTGAAGGTGCTCAACTTAGTAATACTTTAGGACTTGGGTTACTTATCGGTGTCGGAGAATATTCTTATTCGTTTTTTGGATTAAATCTACACTGGGTTACAACATCGTCCCTTATTAGAATTCTTGCTAGAACGACAAATGATCCATCAACAACGACAAGTGTTATTGTTGATATAGCAGATACAGGGTTGCTTATAGACGTTACTTGCGTGCTAACTCCAGGAGTTAATATGGTAACAACATTAGTTGTATCAGGCACAACATATACAAATACGATAACATCTAATCTACCTGCTCAAGTACCATTTGAGTTAACAACGCCAACAGTAATGCAAGCAAGGCTGATAGGTAACAAAGCACTAGCCTCTACAGATATTTATGATTTTATGGTCAATCAATCATGAAAATTCTTAAACCGAATGAAACACCGCCAGATAATGCGCGAGTGATGCTTTTTCACGAGTTGCTACAGTCATTAAAGGACTTGGTGAAAAGATCATGGCGAACGTGGCTCCATACATTGAATATGTTTCGAATCAGTTCCTTCAATGGATAAAAAATGCTGGCGGCGTTGAATCTATTGTGACTAAGTCAATGGAGAATATAAAAATAGCTATCGGCTGGGTTATTACGGCGGTTGATTATCTTGTTATCGGATGGGAAACATTAAGGCTTGGTGTACTTACGTTTGCCACGGTTACGCTTGGTGCTTTGGATAAGGTTGGCCGCGCTGCACACTGGCTGTCAAATCTTGTCGGAGAGGATACTCCTTATGCGTGGGAATCTCTAACCGCTGTCGTTGGTGGATTTGAAGAAGCTATGGTTAGCTCACAGGTCAGACTTGTTAGTCTTATCGGCGCTGTAGGACAAAACGCAGAAACAACAAAAACCGCATTGATTGACATAACCAATGCCGCCAATGAATCTGCCGCCGCACAGGTCGCCGCTGCGCAAACAGTAACCAGCGCAGTAAATGAACGGACGACAGAGGAAACTGATTTTTTATTAGAACAGGTACGCATCAGAAACACAGCACGACGTGAAGAACGCGACCAATCTATTCAGATGCACCGTGAAGCAGTCGAGGCGCAGAAAGCTCTTGAGCAGGCAAAGACAGATGCAATAGCCGGGACGTTCGAAGGCTTATCTACGTTGATGAATACCAACAGCAAGAAGCTTTTTAAATTAGGAAAGGCTTCTGCTATTGCTGCCGCATCCATAAATACCTATGAGGCTATTACTAAAACAATGGCCTCCGTCCCTTATCCGTTTAATATTCCGCTTGCCATTGCTCAGGGCGTAGCCGGTGGCGTACAGATTGCCAACATCAAGGGCCAGCAGTTCAGTGGCGCACGTGAGTTTGGCGGCCCTGTTGTTAAAGGTCGGTCTTATCTGGTTGGTGAAAAAGGCCCGGAAGTCATGACGCCAAATCAAAGCGGAACTATAACCTCGAATAAAGATATTGGCGGCGGATCAAATAAAAACGTGACGCTGAATATTTCAACACTTGATGCTAAATCCATGGCTGATATGTTTAAAAATAACCGCCAGATGTTATATAACACCATCGTCGAAGCCATGAACGAAGACGGGAGACGGTTTGCATGAGCGGCGCTTTTCCGACATCACCAGGGCATAGCGGTGTAGAGATCGTTTCGAATCAGCCGACGGTTGTTTCAATGTCTGCATCCGGGAAATATCAGAGCCGTATGGTATCGGCTCATTTATGGGAGCTGAGAATAGATTTTCCTCCCATGACGCGTGATGTGATGATGCCTATATTTGCCTTTGCCATGAAGCAAAAAGGCCGTGCTGAATCGTTTACCATCATCCCTGACAACACCGCAA